TTTCGTTTATCTTCTATTTCATATGTGGAAAATAATAGATCACATCCTGACCAATCCTTTCCCATGTAAGAGCCTGACATTCCTTCCCAAACATCCGAAAAAAGGTTAAACATAAAAAATGCCACTTGTACCTCATCAGGAAAATCTGACTCGGTAAGCGGCATCTTTTGGGGATCAGGCTCTTGACCTAATTGTTCACATACAGATAAATACTTATCTATATTAAAGTTTGAGTTCTGTTCTCTCACATAGCGAGCAAGCAGCTCTTGAACTCTCTCTACTTGCTCCCAGTAAAATTTTCTAAGTCACCTACTGTTTCTGTTACCCAAGTATCGAAAGTGTTCGAGTTTTTCATTAATAACTCTGCATTTTCTTGAGTAAAAGGCAGTTCATCATTAGCATTTTGAGAAGAAACATCCACCAAAAGAAACTCTTCTAAGTATGAATATTTGAATCCCGACCACGTTTTGATAACTGCATTAACATATTCTGTTAAGAACTTATCTTCGTCTAGCTGCTCTTCAGGTTGACGAGTTCTTTTATTAAATTTTGTTGTTACACACTTCTTACGAAGTTTCAGTAATTCATCTCTTCCAAGATAACACAAATCAACAGTTAGACCATCATATCCAGGAAAATCTATTGTTACTGTTTTGCTTGGAGTCATAAGACTCGCGAGTGATACTGGTTCCTTTTTTACTGCTGCCTCTGTCATTCAAAAAATCCTTCTTCAGTTAAAAAAGTAGGGAGGCCGAGACCTCCCCACGTTCTTTATAGTATAATTCAAAACACCATAAATGTCAAGAATTATTTTTTATGTTGCTCCCACATACTTGACTGTAACTTCGTCAGTTTCACTAATTGTTGAAGGTAGTGCTTCAAAAGTAGTATCTAGGGAGATTACATCTTCAATGCTATGCTCTGGAATCTGCAAGTGAGCTGTAGCCATTGCCATTTCTAATCGAGGAGTTGAACTTGCTCCGCCTATCTTAAAGGTAAGTGCGAAAGAGTTAGTTACAACATTGTCGATAGACTTCATATCTTCCCAGAAGTTTGCTGACTCATCAGAGCTTCCATCTCCCCAGTCTGTACGGTTCAAGTAGCAGGTAAAATTACCATTTACAGTACGAGTACCAGTTACATGACCAAAAGGAATATTTACTTTACCAAGCTCTTCTGGAGTAATATAAGTAATATTGTTAGCAATATTAATTGTTCCACCAGTCAGAGTCAGATTGTAAGAAGCTTCAAGTTCATCAGTACCGTCTGAATCTGGGTCTTGGCTGGTTGGAGCTACTGAAAGTACAGTAAGACGATTTCGAATAAAATTGTCGGTTGCTCCTGTATCTTCATATACTGCTGAAGTGGAAGCTTCTGTGCCTGCCCCTACATTTGTAAGTTTATACAGACGATAGCTATCATTTGAGTCTAACCATACATCTCCTACAGCGATAGCAGTACCATCATTTGTAGTATCACCATCTGTAGGCTGTACAGTATCTTCAATAGTAGATCCGCTCATGTCTGTAATTTCTGAGCTAAAACCAGCCCAGTTAATTGTAGCAAGACCATCAATATCAAAATCAATAGATGCTTCATTTACAACACAAGAAGCCATCTTGTAAACTTTTCTATTTGTATCACCTAGTACAAAGTAAAGAGTAAAAGTTGACAAAGTACTTGCATTTGAAGAGTCAAAATTAATATCTAAATCTGTACCATCGTGAGTAGTTACAGCAGTACCACCTTTATCAAAGTCAAAAGTATTTGAAGCATTATTATAGTCATCTGCACCTGCCATAAGTGCCCACAATACTTCCTCTACTGCGTGGTGATGAGCTTGATCATCTGCTGCTCCTGTTCCTGAACCTGCTGAAATATAGGGACGCACATAAGTTGAAAAACTCCACTCTGCTGGTGCAAGAGAGTCATTAAACGCACGACGACCTCTTCGGCTAACACCTGCTGTGCTTTCCATTTCGGCAAGAGTAATCTCGGTGGCATTAGTTGCTTGAGAGAAACTAAAACCATCGAGTACAGGCATTTCCCAAATGACACTATCGAATTCAATATAGACTTTCGTGTCGCGTGAAAAATATAATCTTTCAGCCATTATTATCTCCTAGTTTCTTGAAAAGGCTTGGACGTGAACGTTTGTTCCTGCCAGCATTTTCTAATATCGAACCTCTATGAGGATCTCTCCGACCCCGTAGGGTTCAAGTACACCTTCGTCAGTGTCTATGCTGACAATTGTGATCTGGTGAGTAGATTGCTTTGTACCTATTCTATCATAATAAGTTAGTGTAGAATTACTTTCTAAAGCGGTTTCTACATCTTCTAATAACTTGTCCAAAGCATCTACTGCATCTTCTTCATTTACGTAGCATCTTATCGTAACGGATAAAAATCTATCTTTGTATCCTCCGCCTTGATAATCTCTACTTTCAGAACCTGCATTCATATGAACAGCAGGAAATTCTTCTACTTCATCCCAAAACTTTAATCGAGGATGGACATTTTCATTTAAATTAGTTAAATATGTTCCAGTTCCATTTATTTCTTTTAGTTTTGTTACAAGAGCACCAACAATAGACTGTCTTCGTGTAGTATAGTCTCTTACAGCCATTATTGTCTCCTTGTATAAAATCTTCCTATTGCGTACTGTGCCATAATCTCTCTTATAGAGCGATCAATTAGTTTTCGGGGATCTCTATCTGGATCTCCTTGAGCATATCCAGGCTCAAACGTCTGATACGGGTACAACTGATACGTGTATCCAACACTAGGAAATCCTTGTGGAGTTCTACTAATGTCTGTTGCTCTTACTCCTGAAGCAAATCTACCTGTTCGATAGTTTAATGCAGGATCCCCCATATTTTTTGCAACTACATTAGGAAGTTGCTGATTCAATATACCTAAAAAAGTTGCTAGATTAAATTGAGATCTCTTAGCTTTCCTAACTCTTGCAGGACTTGCTTTTGATTTTTTTACTCTTTTCTTTGAAGTTCCTGCAATTACCGTTTTAACTGGTGCAGGAGATCTCTTTGGGTTTTTTGTCTTTTTTGAAGCTGTAACATTTCTAGCTTTTGTTAAATTCTTTACTACTGTATGAGCTGTTAACTCTAATGAATCCTCTTTTAGAGATTTACTACCCTTTCTTTCCCACCAGTCTTGCTTAGACGCCCACGAAGATATAGCTTCTTCTAACTTTGGTTTAATTTTTTTCCAATCGTTTGGCTCACTTCCTCCAAAGTTTTTTCGATAACTAGCAATATCTACTGAAATCAAATAATCTTCTTTGATTGATACTTTCAAGTTCGAGTCTGTTTGAAACATTAAATCAAAATCTCCGAACATATCTCTTAAAGAAGTTATTTCTTCAGAGGACGAAAAATCTGAAAAATACTTTGTAGTTCCTAAAAAAGCAAAAGCTTTAGTTAGTTGCGCAGCTCCAATTGTAGTTCCTTTATGGTGTATTTCTATACCTGTTTTAAACTGTCCTACTTGACTAGTTTGTGCTGCTGTACTAAATTCCATTCCAGGATTTTGCTCAACAAGATCCCTTGCATCTGTTAGAGTTTTATTAAATCGCTTTAATTTTCTATTTATATAACGAACTCCAGTCTTTTTAATAATTTCTAAAGGTACGTTAGAATTTTTATCACTTGTATAAACTACTACTTTTCCTGCTATACTTCCTGGTGCAAAATAAGACTTAGTCTTAGGGTTTCTTAAATGATTTTCTAAGTCTTTTATTGCTGCTTTTGCTGCAAAACCAAAAATCTTCCACCCCTTTGGGTTAGGTAGATCCGGACTCTTTTCTAAAACTCTGTTATACGAATCTTTATAAGCTTCTTTAATATTATCCAATGTAATTGTAACAATATGTTTATTTCTTGTAAGCTGTTTTCTAGTGCTTTTTCCATCAGCTACTCTAAAAACTTCTTTTAATAGTTTTTTTGTAAGCTGTTTTGACATTAATAGGTTTTATATAAATCCAACACACGCTTAATGTGATCTGGAAATGCTGGATTATTTCTCATGCTTGTGCTGCCTTGATTCTGTACAGAGGCACCTGCAAGAGTTTGTCTTTGTTTGTGTTCATCTTTCAAATAGTATGTAACTAGGTCATAAACTGCGAGTTTCAAATCTCCGGGTGTTGCCGAGTATCCCGCATTATAAACTACTTTTACAGCTCCTGGGCCACGATGCCAGTTTCTATAATATCCGCTGCCATTTGTTCTGTAAAGAGAATCTGTATCACTGTCTAGGTAATACTCATAGTTCCCTGTTGTCAAAGTGCTGTAGCTCTCACTATAAGAAGCTCGTTCTTCTACAGATGTAATACTGGTTACAGGACTTTCTGTAAGCTGTATAATATGAGTTTCCCAGTTTACATTTATGTATTCTGTTTTTTCTGTAGTATAATAATCTATTATACTATTTCCACAATAAGTTTTTACTAATTGACTCACGGCAGGCACAAGCTCTTCTATCCTAAGATCGTCTTTTGTGCCAGAAATTCCTTCTGCAGTTTTATATTGTTGAACTGTAATTAAATTAGCCATAAGTAAATTAGTAAAAACTTAGGGGGAGAAGCCTCCCCCTAAGATCCATAGCTAGTTAGCTATTAGGCGTATGCCCAACGTACTGAAGGAACGTTTGAACCAGAGTTCGCGAACAGTTCGTTAAAGCCCAGAGACTGAGCAGCAACGATCACGTTACGCTGTTCCTTAGTGATGTAGTCTGTTTCGATTGTTACACCGCGCAGACGTGGAATCACATAGTTTCTCATATTTACAGCTAGAGCTGCAGTAGTAGTTGGTGAACCAGCAGAGCCCAAGTTATAGGCCAGCTGATCAGTAGCAACTACTGGAGAACCAAATACTGAACCCATTACACCAGTGATCTTCGCTGCCAGATCGTTACCAACTTCATTCACGTCGGTAAAGCCTGTAGCATCAATCAGCTCGTAGTAAGCATCTGTAGGTACGATGTACGCTACGTCAGCAGGATTCAAGCCATACTTACCCATTTCCTTACGCATTGCAAGAAGGTTAGCAGGGGTTACTTCACCACTACCTGAAGCGTCAAGCGCAGTCAGAGCGGATGCAGTTGCATAACCATTGGTGTCGTCTGTGCCAGAAGCACCAACAAGACCAGTAGTGAACCCGCCAGAGTTACCAACAAGGATAGCCTTATCGATAGCAATAGCGTGTGCACGTGCAAGTGCGGAAGTAATCATCGGAAGAATTGATACAACGATTTGCTCGTCAGTATCATTCGAGATGAATGTGCTTGAAATCAGTCTATGCGCCTGAAGAACAACACGGCCTACGTTGTAGTTATTGTCTGAAGCACCTGCTTCTTCCAAGTTGTTAGCTGCAGTTTCTGCACCAGCAGAGCTCCAGTTAGCAGGCTCAGTCTCAGGAGCCAAAGGCAGTACAGTCGCACCAGATGTTACGTTAATTTCACGGAACAATGGAGCAATCTTCTGCTCTTGACGTACTTCTTCTTCAAAAGCAGAAGAAACGCTTATGTCGATACCAGCAGATGTGGTAGCATCATAAGTGATTTCAGCTTTTTCAAGAATTTCTTGGCCGTAAGAAGTATCCCAACCCTTACGAGTGATTTTACCAAGAATGTGAGCATTAAGAAGGTCTTTAGCATGAGCCTTAAGATCACCAGCCTTACGACCAGAAAAATCTCGCTTGCTACGACGCATCGCTTCAAGCTCATCAGCTTTCTCCTGAAGCTCTTTCTTGTATCGGTCGAGAACTTCTGCAGTATCTGCATTG